AGCAATCGCACGGCCACTAGCTGTTTTGGCGTTCAAGTCATACCGGCGGCGGCTGTTGACCCGCAAACAACACCGACAACGGCAGACGCGCTCGGCACCGCTACGGCTACGTCGAGCGGAACTGCGATGAGCGGCGCGTCTGGAACTTACGTGCAAATTACAGCGGCCACAACAAAAGATTATCAGGCGCTTATCATCGTGCCGTCGCTGACAGTGGGTTCTGCCACAACAGCTACCGTGCTGTATACGGTTGCCGTTGGCGCAGCTGGCTCCGAGCGTGATATTTATCAAATGCAGTCAGCGTACGATGGCGGCCTTGGCGTCGGCAACATATACACCGGCGGTGGCATATTGTCTGGCGGCGGACTTGTGCCATCAGGGAGCCGAATCGCGATCAAACACAACATCGCTTCCAGCCCGGCAAATTTTGCAGCGTGCGTGATTGGGGTGCCGTATGTCTGACCAGTGGTATGTGGTGTGCGACGAAACAGGCAATTCCGTGAGCCTCGGCACGGTTGTTGCAGATCCGCTGCCAGCGGGTCTGACGGCGGTTGCATTGAGCGGGTCGGAGGCGGATGCACTGCTGTCCGGCACCGGTGCGTGGGACGCTGTGAGCCTGTCCGTGCAGCCCGTCGCGGCTGCGGTGCCTGCGTCGGTCACGGCACGTCAGCTGCGGCTGTGGATGGTCCGGCATGGGGTCGCCCTCGCAAGCGTGCATGACGCAATCGTTGCCATTCCCGACGAGCGGCAACGCGACGAGACTCTTGTAGAGTGGGAATTCGCCCCGTGGATAGAGCGAACCCATCCCATGCTTGCGCCGCTTGCCGCGGTGCTTGGCTTGAGCGAGGAGCAGGTGGACGCTGCCTTCCGCGAGGCATCCACGCTCTGATGCCACGCCGCGTACCAACGCACCGCCCCGCACCAAAGCAGCGTGTACGCCCCGCCGTCGAGCGCGCCAACGCGTACCAGCGTGGCTACTGCGACGCGTCGTGGTTCGCCACACGCAAGGCGGTGCTGGTGCGTGACAACTGGGAGTGCCGCGCGTGCGGCAAGCTGTGCGACGGCAAGCGTGAGGCGCACGTCGACCACGTCGTGCCGAAGCGGCTTGGCGGCACCGATGACTTGACGAACCTGCAAACCTTGTGCGTGCGGTGCCACTCGTCCAAGACCGCAGGCGGCGGCTGAAGCGAGTGCGCCCGCCCCACCCGACGCCGGGGGGGGCCAAAATCCCCACAGCCCCCACCTTACAAACCACGCGTTTCCCCCCGCCACGCGTGGCCGGGAGTTTTGCAGGGGGGGGAAGCATAACCGCCTTTTTCGGTCTCCCAAAAGCAAAAAAGACCCTAAATAATAAGGAGTTTTTTGGCATGAACATACGCAACCGCGTGCGTGAACTCAGGACGGTCCCCGCGTCCGACCTGCGTCCAAACCCCAAGAACTGGCGAACGCACCCAAAATCGCAGCAGGACGCGTTACGCGGGGTGCTGGCGGAGGTCGGCATGGCCGACGCGGTGCTGGCCCGCGAGCTTGAGGACGGCTCTCTCATGCTCATCGACGGCCACCTCCGCGCCGAAACGGCGGCGGACGCGACCGTACCAGTTTTGGTACTCGACGTGAGCGAGGCGGAGGCGGACAAGCTGCTCGCAACGCTCGACCCGTTGGCGGCGATGGCGGACAGCGACGCGGTGAAGCTGGACGAGTTGCTTCGCAACGTGGACACCGGCAGCGAGGCGCTTCAGCTGATGCTTGCAAACCTTGCCGCCGATTCGGGCGTGGTGCCACCGGACGCGTCGAACGACCAGCAGGACGGCGGCTTTGAGTATCAGCAGCAGTACGGCGTAACCGTCATGTGCCGCGACGAGGCGCACCAGCAGGAGGTGTACGACCGGCTTGTTGCCGATGGGCTTGAGTGCAAGGTGGTGGTCGTATGAGGCTTGAGGTTCGCAACCGGTGCAGCGATTTCAACTCGTACCGTGCCGCGCGGGTCAAGTCGTTGTTCAACGCGGAGAGCGGATGCAACTTTTCGCACACCGCCGACCTGCCGATTGACGATGGCGAGTGGAAGCTGGGCGTCATCGTCGGGCCGTCGGGGTCTGGAAAGACATCGCTGGGCGGAAAAATTTTTGGCGACGCGAGCGCCATCTACGACCCAAACGATTGGCCGGTGGACAAGCCGATTGTTGACGCCATCGCGCCCACCGGCGACTTCGACGCGGTGACCGGCGCACTTGCGGCTGTTGGGCTTGGCAGCGTGCCAACGTGGCTCCGCCCGTTCAGCGTGCTATCCAACGGCGAGAAGTTTCGCGCCAACCTTGCAAGGCTTGTCTGCGAGGCACCGGAGCGCGTCGTTGTGGACGAGTTCACGTCGGTCGTTGACAGACAGATCGCCAAGTTTGGTGCGCTCGCCTTTCAGAAGGCGTGGCGTCGCACCGGCGGACGCTGCGTGCTGTTGTCGTGCCACTACGACGTGATTGAGTGGCTGGAGCCGGATTGGGTGTACGACACCGCCACTGGCAAGTACGCCGGGAGGAATCTTTGGCGACGGCCCAAGTTCGATCTTGAAATCTGGCAGACGGACAAACGCTACTGGCACCTGTTTGAACCGCATTACTATCTGAAGCTTCCGTCGATGATCGCGGCCACCTACTACGTTGGCTTCGTTGACGGCGAACCGGTTTGCCACCTTGGCGTTTCACCGGCGCTTCAGTCGCACGGCATGAGGGCCAGCCGCATGGTCGTGATGCCCGAATGGCAGGGCGCGGGTGTCGGGATGCGGTTCTTGAACGAGGTCTGCCAGATGCAGATAGACGGCAAGTCAAAGTACGGCAAGCGCCCGCGGTGCGTGTTCTTTCACACGTCGCACCCCGGCCTGTGTTCCGCGTTGCGGCGTGACAAGAAATGGGTGCAGGTGAGCGGAGCGACGAGTGGCGTAAACAAGGCGAACAGCCGCAGGTCTATGCTTGCATCCAAGCAGACCGGTGCCGGATACGGTGGACACTTCCGAGCCGTGCAAGGATTCAAGTATGTCGGAAGCAAGCCGTAGGCTCCGCGTTTACGTGTGCGGCCAGAAGGAGTTCGGCGCACGCGTGCTGCGTCTTGCCGTGTCGCTTGGTCACGACGTTGTCGGCTGCTGCTGCCCGCTCGCGAACACACGCGGCGACGGCCCCGACAGGGCGCGCGAGGCAGCGGACACGTTTGGCATCCCGTGCATACCAAGCGGCACGCTGTCAGCCGACTCGCTGCCCGACGGCGTTGACGTTATCGTCGCCGCGCACTCGCACGACTTCATCGGCCAACGCACGCGATACCGTGCGCGATACGGCGCAGTCGGCTATCACCCGTCGCTCTTACCACGGCACCGCGGTCGCGACGCGATCCGATGGGCGCTTCGCATGAAAGACCCGGTGATAGGTGGAACCGTATACTGGCTGAATGAGGTCATGGACGGCGGACCGATAGCTGCACAGGATTGGTGCTGGCTGTACGACGGCGACACCCCGCAGGACGTTTGGCGTGACAGGTTGTTCCCGATGGGCGTGCGTCTGCTTGGCGAAGTGCTTGCCGACGTGCCAAGGTTTTTCGCGGGCAAGCTCCCGCAGGACGAACGTGCCGCCACGTTTGAACCAGCGATGAATCCGCCGCGTGCGTATCGCCCCGACCTTCTTGGACTCCCGGCACCGAGGTAGCACATGGGCAAGCGCGGTCCGGCTCCGCAGCCGTCGATTCTCAAATACATTCGCGGCAACCCGAGCAAGGAAACGCTCAACGGCGACGAGCCGACGCCGGACATCGTGCCGCTCGACCTGCCGCAGCCGTCAACGCTTGATGGCAAGTCGGCGGAGGTGTGGCGCGACATCGTGCCAAAGCTGGCGAGGATGCGCGTGCTGACCGAGGCGGACGTACCGACGCTCACGCGGTACTGCATTGAAACGGCCCTCTACCTTGCGTGCTATGAGAAGGTGAAGATCGCGGGTGAGGAATACACGCACTGGGAGCCCGACCCCAACCGCACGGACGGCAAGCTGCGAATCAAATACACGCAGGTCGCGCCGTGGGCAACGCAGATGCACCGGCACCACGCCGCGATGCTGCGGATAGAGCAAGAGTTCGGCATGACGCCGAGCAGCCGGTCGCAGGTGACAACGAATGGAAGCCGAGCCGAAGCCGACCCGATTGCAGCCTTTGTCGCGAAGCGAGGCAATCAAGCAGGGGCTTGAGTTCTACTTCGACAGCCAGCGGGCGGAACACGTCCTGACGTTCTTCCAAGATTGGCTGCGTCATTCCAAGGGACGTTTCGCCGGTCAGCCGTTCCACCTGCTGGAGTGGCAGCAGGAAATGCTCGCCGAGCTTTTCGGCTGGGCGCGTGTGGACAACGGCTTGCGCCGCTACCGCATGGCGTACATCAGCACCGCGAAGAAGTCCGGCAAGTCCACGCTCCTTGCCGGGATTGGCTTGTACCTCCTGCTGGCGGACGGCGAAGCCGGTGCCGAAATCTACGGTGCGGCAACGGACCGGGAGTCCGCCTCCATCGTGTTCCGTGAAGCGGCGTCGATGGTGCGTGCGTCCCCGCTGCTCTCCGCGGCGCTTGAGGTCGTGGACTCGCGACGCACCATTGCCTACCGCAGCGCGGCGTCGTTCTACAGAGTCCTGTCCGCCGACGCGTTCCGAGCGGAGGGGTTGAATATCCACGGTCTGCTTTTTGACGAGCTGCACGCCCAGCGTGACCGGAGGCTTTTCGATTCGCTTCGCTACGGTGGTGCGGCGCGGGAGCAGCCGCTTCTCGTCAGCATCACGACGGCTGGCTACGACCGAGCGAGCATCTGCTACGAGCAGTACGCATACGCCAAAGCGGTGCAGAATGATTGGCGGCACGACCCGACGTTCTTCCCGTGCATCTACGAGGTTCCGGCGGAGGAAGATTGGAAGTCGCCCGACGCATGGCCCAAGGCGAATCCATCGTGGGGCGTGACCATCAACGAAGCGGACTTTGCCGCGGACTGCCGCGAGGCGCAGCAGTCTGTCAGCAAGGAGGGGTCGTTCCGCCGCTACCGCTTGAACCAGTGGACGAGCCAAGACACGCGGTGGATCAAAATGGAAACGTGGCAGGCGTGCAACGCGCAGCCTCCGCACGACCTCGCTGGCAGGGAGTGTTGGTGCGGGCTTGACCTTGCCAGCACGTATGACACGTCCGCCTTCGTTGCGTGCTTCCCCGCGGAGGATGGATCGCTCGACGTGCTGTGTCGGTTTTGGATTCCATCCGACAACATGACCGAGCGCGAAAGACGGGACAAAGTGCCATTTTTACAATGGGCGAATGGAGGTTTCGTGTCCGCCACCAGCGGCAACGTGACCGACTACGACGTGATACGGCGCGACATCGTGGAGTTCGCCAGCACGCACAACGTCCGCAAGCTGGCGATTGACAGGTGGAACGCGACGCAGTTAGCGAACCAGCTACAGGGAGACGGCATCAACGTAGTGCAGTGGCAACAGGGTTTTGCCGGGATGAGCGCGCCTAGCAAGCTGCTGGAAACTTTGCTGTCCGCCGGGAAGATTCGGCACGGCGGCAACCCGGTGCTTCAGTGGATGGCTGGCAACGTGGCAATCCGGCAAAACGCCGACGGCCATATCCGCCCGGTGAAGCCAAAGGAAAACAGTCACGAACGGGTGGACGGCATCATCTCGCTGGTCATGGCACTTGGTGCATGGTCGGCGGAGGCAAAGGAACCGCCAGCACCGGCACCGGAAATCATTCTGCTATGAGCGACCAAATTATCTCCGCGGTGTGGGACGTGTCACCGGAGCAGCGGTTCTTTGGATCGCTGCTGGACGATGACTACGGCTTCGCGCGCGGTGCGTCATCGGGCGTGCGGATTACTTCCGAGAACGCCTTCAAGACAACGGTCGTGATGGCGTGCGTGCGTGTCCTCGCGGAGACGGTTGCCAGCCTTCCGATCCACGCGTACCAGCGGCTTGCAAGCGGCGGCAAGGACCGCTACCCCGGATGGCTCGACACGCTGCTGTCTATCGCGCCAAACGCATGGATGACATCGTTTGAGTGGCGCGAGACTTCGATGATCCACCTTGGGCTGTACGGCAACTGCTATTCCGAAATCTGCCCCGGCCCGGCTGGCACCGTTGCCGAGCTTGTGCCGCTGCACCCCAGCCGCATGAAGGTGGAACGTATTGAGAACGGGCGGCTGCGGTACACGTACACCGAGCCGAGCGGTGCCAAGACGGTCTACAACCAAGACCAGATTTTTCACGTCCGCTGGATGAGCAACGACGGCATCGTCGGGCAGCTTCCGATTGAGCTTGGCAAGGAAGCCATCGGCTTGGCCCGCGCCTGCGAGATGCACGGAGCAAGATATTTTGGCAACGGCGCAAGGCCCGGCATCGTGCTGGAGACAGATGGCAACCTTGCCGCCGAAGCGGCGGAACGGCTGCGGGAGAACTGGGAGCGGATGCACCGCGGCCCCGACAAAAGCAGCAAAACGGCTGTCCTCACAGGCGGGCTGAAGGCGCATGAGCTTGGGTCGACCAACACGGACAGCCAGTTCCTTGAGGCGCGGCGTTTCCAAGTCGAGGAGATATGCAGGCTGTACCGCGTGCCGCCGCACATGGTGCAGGACTTGTCGCGAGCTACCTTCAGCAACATTGAACAGCAGAGCATCGACTTCACCCAAGGGTCGATCCTGCCTTGGCTGCGACGCTTTGAGGCGGCGTTCACCCGCGACCTCATCGCGCAGCCCGACAAGTATTTCGTGGAGTTCGACGTGCGTGGCTTGCTTCGCGGCGACGCCGCGGCCCGGTCGCAATACCTTTCCAGCATGATCGACCGCGGCGTGATGAGCGTGAACGAGGCCCGCGCGGCGGAGTCGCTCAACCCGGTGGAGGGCGGCGACCAGCATTTCTTCCCGCTCAACATGACCACCGTGGAGCGGATGGCGGCGGAGCCGGTTGCCCCGGCGGAGGAGGAGCAACCCACCGAGGAGTCGCCCGCGGAGGAATCGCAACCAGCGTCGGCACCGACCGGCACACCGGACACCGTGGAGCAGAACTTCGCCGCCGCCGCGTTGAACGGTGCGCAGATCACAAGCCTTCTGGAAGTGCTTGCGAACATTGCATCCGGTCTGCTCACGTCGGATGGTGCGAGCGCGGTGCTTGCCGCGTCGTTCCCGCAGCTATCGTCCCAACAGGTCAGTGCCATCATCGCCGGGGTCAAGGTGACCGCACCGGTGGTGCAGCCCGTCGCAGGAGTTCCCAATGCCGACCCAGCAACTTCTTGACCTTGGCGATCACGGCGCGCTGGAGCGCCGCTTCATCGTGACCGAGACGGCGGACGCCGCCGTGCCAATGCTTTCCGTGGAGACGCGGGCGGCAAAGAAGGAAGACGGCAGCGATGACGAATCCGCCGAGCCGCAGGAGTGGATCGTCGGGTACGCGGCACGCTTTGGCGTTGACTCGCTCGACCTTGGTGATTTCGTGGAGCGGATTGACCCCGGCGCGTTCTCGCTGGTGTCAGAGCGGCGCGGACGCAAGACGCCGCTGATGACGCGTGCGCTTTTCAACCACGACCCCAACTACGTTCTTGGGCGGTTCCCCGAAACGCTCAAGCTGTCGGTGGACGAGGTCGGCTTGCGGTACGAGGTGCTTCCCCCCGCCGCGCATCGCGGGCTGGTCGAGTCCATCCGTCGAGGCGATATCCGCGGAAGCTCTTTCGCGTTCGTCATCGCAAAAGGCGGCGAGTCATGGCACGTCGAGAACGGGCGGCATATCCGCACCGTGACCGCGGTGTCGGACCTCATGGACGTGGGGCCGGTGACCTACCCAGCGTACCCCGATGCAAGCGTGAGCGTGGCGCGTCGTTCGTTCGACACACACACCCGCGTCCTTGCCGACCGCGGTAGGCGGATCGCGGAGGCGCAGAAGTTCGTCGCGGCCCGCGCTCAATACATGGAGTGGCTTGCTGCCAATGGCAAACGCTAAGAAGCAGACCGGCGACAACTGCGAGTGCGGTGGCGGTCGGCTGCGCACACGGTCCAGCCGGTCGTGCGGCGACTACCAGCTTCGCTATCTTCAGTGCCGCAAGTGCGGCGCGACGTGTCGCTGCGTCGTGAAGGCCGACGCCATCTGGCGTCGCAGCCGGTGAAGTGTTGTACCGTACAACACTGCACCCTCGCCCCGCGTGACTTCTCCGCGTAGGTTTGAGGGATCGGAGCAAGACGCTCCGCGTCCCCGCACTACATGGAGGTTCCCCGTGGCCGATCCCGTCCCCGCCGATGACGTTGTTGCCGACGGCAAGCAGGTCAAGATGCTGCTGGACACGCTCGCCTCCGTTCTTGCGGAGATGGGCGTGCTGACCGACGAGGCGGACGAGGCCGCGGAGCCGATGCCCGAGGAGAAGTCGGCGAAGCTGGACGAGCTTTGCCAGCGTGCGGAGTCGATCAAGTCGCAGATTGAGCGGCTGCGGAAGATCGCCGCAAAGGAGCGCGAGCTGCGCGCGGTGCTGAACCGTGCGGCCCCGGCCCCCGTGTCCGCCATCGCCAAGGAAGAAGTTGCCGAAACCCCCGTCGAGGAGAAGCGGATGAGCGTCCCTGCCCTGCCCCGTGTCACGAACGTCCGTGGCTTCACCGGCCCCAACGCCGACGAGCGTGCCTACCGTGCGGGCATGTGGTATCGCGGCTACGTGTTCAACGACGCCGAGAGCCGTCGGTGGTGCAAGGATCACAGCGTCGAGGCCCGCGCTCAGGCCGAGGGTTCGTCCACGCTGGGCGGCGCGCTGATCCCCGACGAGGTGCTGGATCAGGTCATCGTGCTGGTGAACGAGTACGGGCAGTTCGCCCCCAACGTCCGCACCGTCACGATGAACAACGAGACGCTCGCGATCCCGCGGCGTGCCGGTGGTCTGACCACGTACTGGGTCAACGAGAACTCGACCGTGACCGACTCCGACGCCGCGTGGGATCGGGTCAACCTCGTTGCCAAGAAGCTGGCGGTGTCGAACCGTATGTCGAGCGAAATCCTCGCCGACAGCATCATCGACCTCGCCTCGTACATCACGGTTGAAATCGGTCGTGCTTTCTCCAAGACGATTGACGATTGCGGTTTCAACGGCACCGGTGCGGCTGGCTACGGCGGCATCACCGGACTCATCCCGGCCATCGCCGCGGTGAGCGGTGCCAAGGGCATCGTGCAGTCTGCCACCGCCACGTCGTTTGAGACGTTTTCGGTGCAGGACTTCGTGACCGCCCTCGCGGCACTCCCTCTCTACGCGAGGGCCAATGCCAAGTGGTTCGTGTCGCCCGCGGGTTTCGCCGCGTCGATGCAGCGTCTTGCTCTCACTAGCGGTTCGTCCACCGGCCTGTCCGGCGGCAACACGCAGGACAGCGTGCAGAACGCTCTTGGCCTGCGGTTCCTTGGCTACCCCGTCGTGCTGTGCAACATGATGGACAGCACCCTTGGCACCGACAACGCCAAGATCAAGGTGCTGTTCGGTGACCTTGAGCTTGCCGCGATCTACGGTGACCGGAAGGCTGTGAACATTCGCACCAGTACCGAGCGTTACGCGGAGCTGGATCAGACGCTCATGGTCGCCACGACCCGCCTGGACATCCAGGTGCATGGCGTCGGCTCCAACACCGAGGCCGGTGCCTACGTCGCGATGAAGACCAAGGCTGCTTCCTGAGCCACGGACGGCTGACGCGGGCAGGGATGCCCTCTGATTCTTCGCGGGGCGGACGGACGCAATTCCGCCCGCCCCGCGTTTCTTTCTGGAGTCTGCCGTGCCGTACAACAACCTCGTCTTCACGAATCTGTACCTTGGCGACACGGGTCGCAGGTACCGCTCGCTTGCTAGGATTACGCAGCCGGTGGTCGAGCCGGTGTCGCTGCGTCACCTCAAGGCGCATCTCCGCATTGAGCATGACGAGGAAGACGAGTACCTCACGTCGCTCATATCCGCCGGGAGGTACTACGCGGAGGCCCGGTGCGACCGCTGCTTTGTTGACACGCAGCTTGAGATGCAGACGGACACGTTTCCGGCTGCGATTGAGTTCCCACTGCCTATGCCGCCGTTCAGCCCGACGCCGGGCAGGCAGGCGATTGAGGTGAGCTACCTCAACGCGGGAATGGTGCGGCTCACGATGACTGAAACGGAGCCAGCCATCACGTCCAATCCCGGTACGTTCCTCGCGCAGCGTTTTAGCACGCCCGCGGTGTTGACCCCAGCGGTGAATGGGTACTGGCCGGTGACCGGCCCGGTGCGGTCAGCGGTCACGGTGCGGTGGTGGGCGGGGTACGGAGCCGACGCGACGGCTGTGCCGAAGGGTATCGTCCACGCGATCTTGATGCTGGCGGCGCATTGGTACAACAACCGCGAGGCGGTCATGACCGGCTCCGCCGTTGCGACCGCCACGGTGCCGATGGGGGTGGACGAACTGCTTGCCGTTCATGGCTGGGGGTCTTACGCATGAGTGAATTGACCACGCGCATTTCGCTGGCGCTCACGTCGCACCTGCGCACGGACGGCGAATTCGACTCGCTGCTTGTGTACCCGGCTTCGTTTGAGCGGCTGCTCACGCACGGCACCGGCGGCTATCAGTGCCAGAAGGTGTACGCCGACTCCGGTGTCGTTGTCACTGGCGGAAAGGCGGTCGACCTGTCCGCCGCCGGTTTTACGTCCGTAAAGGTTTTCCTGTTGCAAAACCTGTCCGACCCCGCAACGCAGACCGGCGGCACCGTAACGGTGTCCGGCGGCGTGTCCGCACCGTGGGCGGCACGCGTTGCAACGGTGGGCCGCGGTCAGGTGGACTTCGCGTCCAACGACTACACAGGCTGGGTGGTGACCGGCACGGCGAAAAACATCATCATCGGCGGCACAGCCGGAACCAGCTACAAGCTCATCCTGCTGGGAACCTAGCCATGTGGTTTGCCGGTGACTTGAAGCGGCGCGTTGTGATTGAGCAGCCGCGGGAGGCGGTCAACGCGCTTGGCGAAACGACGCTTACGTGGGTCGTGTATGCCACGACGTGGGCGTCTGTCGAGGGCTTGAACGCTCGCGAGATTGTGCAGAGCGGACGGCAGCAGTCGGTCATCTCGTACAAGGTGCGGATGCGACGCGTACCGGGCATCACGACGCGCATGCGGCTGCGATGGAACGGCGGCGTGCTGAACGTGCAAAGCGTGCTGTACCGCGGGTCGCAGCTTGAGGACATCGAACTGCTTTGCGCCGAGGAGGCCGACTGATGGCTGGCTTCCTTGGCGATAAATCCAACTCCATGAAGGTGGAGGGGATTGAGCTTGTAATGGATGCCATCCGGCGTCTGCCCAACATCGTCACAAGCAAGCATCTCTACAAGGCGATGGGCAACGCGCTCAAGCCGATGGAGAACGAGCTACGCGCACTGACGCCGCAAGGACCGACCGGCAGCCTCTACAAAGCCGTCGGCTCGCGGGTGCGCAAGTACGGCGGTGCCGCTGGCGGCGTGGTGTTTGGCGTGGTCGGCTACAAGCGTGCCGTCAGCAAACAGACCGGCGACAACAAGGGGTTCCACTCGCACTGGATAGAGTTCGGCACCGAGGACCGCACGCCCAAGAACTCGCGGATTCTTTCGTCGCTGGCGTTGTCGGAAAACTACACGCCCCCCGGCTGGAAGTTCGCGTGGCCGATGGTTACGCGAAAGGCCCGCGGTCTACGCGGCTATCACCCGCTGGGCCGGGCATTCTCGACCACGTCGAAAGAGTGCGCGGACAAGCTGGCCGCGGAACTGGAGCTTGCGCTCGACCGTGCCATAGACGAGGCCCGCGTCAGAGGGTTTGAGTGATGCTGAAAAACATCGTCGAGAAGTTTGTCCACTGGCTGCTCACGACCGACCCGCGGTCCGCGTATCACCTTGGGCATCGCGTCTATCCGGTGCTTGCACCGCAGGGCGCAACCAAGGCGGGTGCGGACGGCATCAGCACGTTCGCCGTGTACCGGCGGCTGTCCACCGACCGCGACACCGTTGACCTGACCGGGCTGATAAACACCAGCCACGTAGAGCTACAGGTCGAGTGCTACGCGGACACCTACGTCGCGGTACGCGAAGCTGGCAACGCCGTTTTTGACGTGCTGGCTTCATACACGGGCGACGCCTACGGAAGTAAAATACTAAGTGTGGTGCAGTCGGCGGAGTCCGACGAGGTTGCCATGCCGGTCGACGGCAAGGCGACTCCCATATACGCACTGTCGCAGACGTTTTCGATTCGGCTGACCGAGTAGCAACAGGAGGGCAAGGATGCCCGGCACGAGCACAGTTGTTTCTTCGCAGGGCAGCGCCGGTTTCACGTTCGCCGGGCTGACGGGAAAGATCACCGCCATCGACGTTTCGGCGAGCGCGGCGCAGACCGACGTGTCGCATCTTGGCGTTGCGGCGGGTCAGCGTCGGCTGTTCAAGAAAGCGCCGCTGTCAGACAGCCCCGAGGTGAAGGTTGACTTCATCGGCGACGGTCTGCCGACCGTTGGTGTGAAGGGCAGCTTCACGCTGACCGGAAATTTTGGCAGCACCAAGGCCAGCGAATGCACGCAAGCAATCTGCACGCAAGCCAGCGTGAAGGCCGCGGTCGGAGACCTCATCAAAGGCAGTGCCACCTTCAAGCTCAG